TTCCAGAATCTCTGGATTATTCTCGGCTACTTCAACTATTTTATCATCGGACCAACCCAACCGCCTTGCAATATTTACTTGTTCTTGAGGAATTGGTTCCGTTTCCTCATCCACTTCTGTTTCAGTCGTCTCCGTTTCTGCTATTTCAGTCTCAGTGTCATCGCTTTCTACACCAGTTTCTTGAACTTCCTTTTCATCTGTTTCCGACACCACTTCTGCATCAGTTGACGCTGTTTCAGTGTCTCCAGTACCTGTGTCTGCACCTTCTCCGTAGTCCTTTCCCATTACTTCCAAAACACTTTGAGGAATATTGTCTTCCTCTGTCCCGTAAGCATCACCTTGATTTTCTTCACTCATTTTTTGTCTCCTTGCTTAAATTCCAATGTGCTAAAAGAGTAGCTAACCTCAACAAATGTACTCTATCTAAATCTCCAAAATAAACCCCTTTATAAAAAAACTCCCATTCTGGCTTTTCCTCAAACTCGGCATCAAACTCAGCATCAATCATCCTTTCAACATCTTCCACAGCCTCTAACGTGCTGTTTCCAGACAAAGCTCTCACTTACTTGTCTCCTATATTTCGTTCAAAGGTATTCCAATTGCTTTACTTTTTTCCTTAATTCGTTTTAACTTTTTTATTCGGAGTCCCCCAAGTTGCCCCTGGGTGTACTTTATTTGCAGTACCATTTTTAATATCAACAATACTCATTGCCATTGCCCTTGAGTTCCTTTTATTTTCTACCAAATCTGTAAAAGATAACGACAAAATCCTTTCAGCAACTTCGCCACATATAGGGCACTTGATTGGGTTTTTACAATCTTTCATCCGGGCAAAGTGCTCTGTTTTGTGGTCTTTTGGGCACAAATACTCATAAAGTGGCATTAAAGCTCCTCCGCAATAACATCATCATCCTCAAGTTTAGCTTCCCGGTGCATTTCTTCACCACACTTTTTACAAGGTAAAGGCCAGTTAGCGTGGCCCATAGGGCGTAAAATACAACACACCGCCCCACAATGCTCACACTTATAACAAAATGTTGGACATAAGTTATCGGCCATTTTTCAAAAGTCCTCTTAAATATTCATTTTCTCGTTTTGAGGCCTCCAAATCAAACTGCTGATATTTAATTAAAATCCGCAAATAATCCAGTCCTTCAAGAATATCTACAAAAGTGCTTTTCGTAGGACTTACCACTCTGGGGTCAACATCTTTGCAAGCAATGTAAATTAACTTGCCAAGCTTCTCAAGAACCTTTTTTTCTTTTGATTTTATCATTACGCAGAATCAGTCAACAAGTATTGTATTGTTGATTTCTCTCCAGCACCATTATTCTTAATATATACAGTTCCAGCAGGCTGTGGTATCACTGCCCACTTACCTTCCCCAATAGTCAAGTCAACATTAAATGTAGTGTCAAAATCTAAATCAATATCAACATCGTTGGCAACACACTTAATAATTAACATGTCCTCAGTTGTAACATCACCTAACTCAAGAGCCTGCTCTGTATCAGCAGTATCTTGTTCCAAATAATGAAACAAAACTTTTGTCGGAGTTGTTCCAGTAAAATTTCCTGCAAAGTTTATGTCTTCACCAAGACCTGAAAGCTCAGCTACAATTTTCACACGCATCTCAGCAGCCATTATTTCTTTCTCCTTCCCGCAGCAGCCATCGCAGCAAATCGTTTTGCCCCATACTTCTTCCTGCCAATGGCAGCCGCAACAGCAGCCGGATTTTTAGCACCACCAGCTTTTGCCGAAGCAGTAACCGCCTTAAAACGTCTGCCTTCACCTGGTTTTGAAACTTTGGCCACCCTCTTATATAATTTTCTTGCTTGTCGTCTTTTCTTCAAACTTGCTTTTGCCATTACTTGCTCTCCTCAAAAGCTATCTCCATAATATCGAAGCTATAATCGAGGGTGCTTTCCCCCTCATTTGTACTTTGGCTAACTCCCTTAACTTTTAATTTAATCTGAGCATCAAAAGTCTTACCAACGTCTTCTGGCTCAAGAGGAAGTTTAGTGTCTTCAATATACATGCTTGGATAATATATTTCCTTCCTGGAGAATTTCTTAGACGCTGCTTCCTCACCTTGTTTAGTCCCCAGCCTAATCTTTTTTCTAAAAAGCTGTTTAGCCATCACTTACAACTCCCCTTTTTTCTTCCGCCCTTCCGCTTACTTGGACGCGGGGACCTTTGCCTTGGTCCTTTTCCATCACGATTTGGCATCTTGTTTTCTCCTTTTAAGTTTACTTTTCTTTTTTCGCAAGGGTTTCTTCTTACTGCCGGTTAAATACTCCACCAATTGAGCCTCTGACATCCCAGTACGAGTTTTCTTCCCTGCTCTCGCACGTGCAAGGTCCGCCCCTAACATCCGTCTCTGACGCTCTGATTTTGCAGGCATTATCTCTCCTTATAATCTACACACTCTTTACACTTCCAAGTTCTTTTCTCTCGCTTGGATAAGCTAATCGCCTTCCGGTGCAAATCGCAATGCCGACTTAATTTACAATTATCACAAAGATTTTGCATCTCTTTCTTTCTTATACTCAATGGCTTTATACGCTAATACCCCCAAAGCAATTACCAAAACTCCAAAAGAGACCCATTTGGAAAACTGGGTAAACATCATAATAACTGCTATCCCAGAAATTGCCGCTCCAGGTATAACCCATCCCCATTTACTTCGTGTCAAACCCCAAAATACCAAGCCCCCAACCAAAATAAAGACTAAGGTTGGCACAGTCTCGTTCAATTTCGCACTTGTTGGCTTTAAACCTTTCACATAATCCACCGCAGCCTGACCAGTAATAATTTGGCTACCATCACCTGGGATTGGTACTTCTACTCTGGATGTCTGCTGACAACCTGAAAGTAATAAAATAAAACAAATTAGTATTAAATTAGTAATTCTCAATCTTTGTATCTTTCTTTATTTGGAAAAAATACGTGCCCTCCAAATGCGGCTATAATAACCTTGAGTTGCCAAGCCATCCAAGGATGGTGAGATAACAAAGTAAAAAGCATCGCAGCAAAAACAACCATATCAAACCAAGTAGGAAAAAGCTCTTGGTACTGCTAGTATCACCAATAATACATAATTCATTTTTGTCTCCTAAACTGGTTTAGACGAAGCTTGAAACGCCCGATTTTGCTGTTGATTTAAGTTGGCCTCCCGGCTGGCTTTACTATTGTCCCCCATTCTACCATCCTGAACCCCACCACCTGTCTTCGGGACAACTTGCCCTTGGAGTGGCTGAATATTAGGAACATCCAGATACTTTGCCAAGTCCTTGTTTACCACACCGACATCTAAGGTCAACCCCTGTTGTGCCGCCATTTGAGAAATTGGAATCACCCAGCCTGTGAGGAAAGACATAGTTTTTTGGTATTCTAACGTAGGATTATATCTCTGCATTGAGTACGGTTGAACCTCAAAAACAAAATCATTAAAATCCCCCTCCTTAGCAGCTTGGTCAAAAATCACATCAACATCAATCACACCAGGAATCCTTTTAATTTCGTGTCTTTGCATCAAGGGGTCAGATAAAAAATTCCAAATCCACTTTCTCACAATAGATTCTGTAAATTCGTGTACTTGACTTGACATATCTTCCAAAATTCTCGAAGCATTAGATTGAAGCATTTGCTCCTGACCTAACGTCTTTGCCTGTGCTTCCCGACCACCAATTGTATATAAATTACCCCCTGAAACAGAAAACTGGTTTTCTAAAAAACCTAACCAATTATAACTATCGGGATTTATACCACCAAATTGAATTTGTTGCATCGCCTGGACATCATTCACCCGAACGGTTTCCCTGTCCCCAGCTTTCGCAACATTGTCCATATCCTCAGCAGCTTCCCCTGAATAAGCCGTAACGGTTTTTTCATTCTCTGCTTGCTGTCTCATTTTATTCGCAAGAATATTCGCAGCAGTATCATAATCTGTCCAACCCCAAGCCGGTGGGATTGGTATTGGAGAATTAGGAAAGCACTTATAGCTCAAGACATCAAAAGGTCCCCCTTCTGGCCCTTCGTACTCTACCGTTCGTAGAATATGCCTGTATCCCTCTGGCAAAAGAGTAATTGTTACTTGCTCATCAGGAAGCCATATATCTATAAGTCTTGTCCATTCCCGCAGGGTATGAAAATCATCTGACATCATTCCAGGCTTTGATATTGTATCAGGATGCTCGTCCCCGTGTAGTTTGTGCGTTGCTTGAATAAACTCGGCGTGCTGCGGCCCAAAAAACTCCCGTGCGTATTCTGTAGGAAGATAATAGTAATGCCCCTCTATTTCAAAATTTTCACGATTTCTTGCAGACACATCACCTATATAATCTGAGTCATCAATCACATCTGTATAAACTTGCCCCACGTCGTGTAAATAGCCCCCAAGCTCTACCTGCTCCGCAGTCATAATAGCCGTCTTAGTTACCCCTAACCCAAACATAGAATTAAAAATTGCAGGACGTAAGGAATACTTTGCAAACTTTACTTCTTCTATCAAGTGATTTACTGCTAATTCGATAGTGCTCGCCCAAGGACGCAACAACAATGCTAACTGCCCTATCCGTTAGATTTAACAGGTGCCCCTCTACCCTTGTTTCACTATAAAAATTTGAGGCATACTGCTCTAACATTCTTTGTCGATGCTGTAGGGGGGCTTTCATTACCTTTTCCCACTTCTTTACAGCCTCCTGCACCCGAACTACAAATGGCCTTACGCTGTTTGTGTTGTTTATCTCACCCATTTATTTTAGTTTCCGAACTTTTTTTAACATCCCCAAGGGAATCACCACACTTGACCGGTCTTTCAAACTATTTCTGTCAGGACTAATTATAAGTGCTGTTTGGCTTTGTGAAGAAAAATAGCCAACACTGTGGCAAACTGCTGGAGCATCTTTTTTTACTTTTTCTTCATTTCTCCAACCACTATCCGATGTAGCATCAAGCCAAATTACCTCAACTATGTCATTAAATTTAAGACGAGGTACTTTCATACCAAAAACTTCCTGTTATAATCGGGTTGATTCATTGCTCTCTCACGCTGTTTGGCACGATAAGCAAAACAATTCTTTGGAATTTTTTTTGCCTCCACAGCAGCCGCTTTTACTTGTTCCCTCATTGCCAATACTGCTAAAGCCAAAGCAATCACTCTATCGCCGTGTGCGGCTTTTGCCCCACTGGTGTCATCCTCAGACAGCCCCGATGGCCCAATCTCTCCATTATCAAACGTTATGTACGTCAAAGTTTCAGCATCGTGTATAATTATAAACTTATCATCGGGCTTTGTTTGCAGCCCTTTTGCTAAAGCTAAATCAAGCTCTTGTAGTAAATCAAACTTTTCTGTTCTCCCTGAGTGCCAACCAAAAGTCTGTTTCTTTTTCCTTGTCCTTGCTCTCTCATTTTTGCGAACATAAACAAAGTTATAACCAAGTTTCCGCCGTCTCTGGTCAAAAGCCCCGCCAGGGCCGTTCTCTTCCCAAATCAAAAAAGCCTTCCTTGTCAAGCCACCACACCACATACAAATCGCTACCGCTTGGTCTGCAAAAGCATCCGGTGTAGTGTTCGGACAAACCCAAATTCCAACTTGTTCGTTCATGTTTGCATCTACAATCTGTGCCACAGAATTTGAAGAACCCATGCCCCTCGCAATATCACAAGTTACGATATAGTTATGTGATTGGTCCGGCCTTCCTTTAATTAACCTGCCCCACCATCTAAATCTCCCGCGTCCACCTTCTTTAAAATATGGCTGGGAAATTTTCGGTATATGATTTTTACCTGCTGTCTTTAATGTAAACTGAATTTCACCCTTATATTTCGCAGGATATACAGTCTCTAAACGAATCCTCCGCAAAACTGCCGGGGAGAAAAACATTGCCCCGGACCCCATAGGAGACCTATCTACATTCTGTGCCATACCTCTGCGAGTTCGCTTCGCTTCTTCCGCATCATACCATTTTGACCTCCAGCCTCCCTCGTTAGAGTCCCCTCCGTCTGCGATTAGTTTAAAATCTACCTCTGGGTAGTGCAGAAAGAAAAGCTTTTGAAGCTCA